CCGACCCCGAGCCTCCCGGCCCCGAACAGTCGATGGACGAAGAGGGTGTCGAGACGATGGGTGCCGGGGCGAACGGTGCCGACGTGGAAGGCCCCGCCCACGGCCCGGCGATTACCGCGCTCTCGGCTGACCCGCCAGCGGCCTCGGGGCCGGGCAACCCCTCGGCTGGTTATTTCGCGACCGCGAAGGTCGGTGGCCTGTCGGAGATCAACGGCCCCCAAGGTTCCCCTCCGACCGGTTCCCCGCCGCAAGGCCCCGCCGGTATGGAGCTGCCTCCGGGGATGCAGGAGCCGAACGAGATTCCCCGGAACCGGCAGCGTCCGGTCGAATCCGACTCGATGCGGGGCAATACCCCCAAGCAGGTCGGTGCCAATCGGCGCAAGCGCACCCGCAAGGGCGAGGAGAACGCCACCGGCCCCCGGCCCCTGAGCAAGTTCGAGACCGGGCCGTCCTCGTATGGCAAGAGCCTTACCGCCAGCGAGGAGCAGATCGAGGAGCAGGTCAAGCGTCGTGAGGTGCTGGCCAACTGGGACTTGTCGGTGTCGCGGCACCCGAAGGTCTCCGATCTGGTCAAAGACCCGAAGTTCTATCGCGCCCTGAACATGAACACCTACCGGGGCCAGATACAGGCCGACTGGCCCGAGATTCTCAACGGCGGTGCCAAGGACTCGAAGCTCGTCCTCAACGACATGCTCGCACAGTTTTATGAAATTTTCGGTGTCGAACCGGAGTGGTGACGGGCGGGTTTTCTGAAACCCGTTGCGGACTCCTGTAGCTTTGGCTAAGCTGCTACGGTGCGACCAAAATTGCTGCATAACAACGGAAATCAGGTCTTAACCGTCTGACCCTCCAAACCGGCCCCCCAGGCATCTGAACAGGTGTCGGGGGCCGGTTCTTTTGTACCCCCACCCCCGTTTTATTCATATCGCCGTGCTTGATGCCGGGATCGAGGAAGGACACCATCCGTGCCCATTGTTAAAAACATTTCCTATCACACGATCCAGACCGATCACGTCGATGAAGCCGCCAGCCTCTCGCTCTACCTCAACGAGCACGGCGTGTGCGCCCAGGACACCGGGGACATCGTGGAGCTGCCGGTGCCCGATGCCGAGACCTTCGAAAAGGTCGAAATGCTGAAGAAGTCGTGGGCATTGTTCTGGGAGAACAGCGACTCGGGTTTGTTCGGCCTCCCCATGTACATCAAGGGCTAACCCCTGTAGATCACCGCCTGACCCGCTCGAAGTGGTAGAAGCCCTTCGAGGAGGACAACCCAATGGCAACGGTTCACACCGCTTACGGCCCTGGCCGGATCATCGCCCAGGAAACCGTGCGAGGCCGCACCCAGTACAAAGTTGCTGGCGACGGTTTCGAGGTCTGGCTCGACGAGGCTAAATTGGGCGGCTACGAGCCGTCCGGCGGCGTTGATCTCGATGCCCCCCACTGGCAGGGCTACGACCTCGGCGACACGCTGACCGGCGAGGCGTTCGGGCCTCCGGCGGACGACGACGTTTCCGAGTACGCCGACCCGCGCGGCCACTTCGACCGCAACCGGATGCGAACCCACGACGACTACGACGGCTTCGGCGACGAGGCCTCCCACTACGGTCGCCTGGCCTGGGCACCCCTGGACACCGACAATTCGACCGAGTTGCCCTACAACCCCGACCCCCAGCACGATGCCCGTGGCTTCTCGGGCGACGACGGCTCGGCGACCTTGCAGCCGATCCACAACATCGACGCTGACGAGCGTCTGCACCCCTCGGATTCGATCACCTTCGAAGACGAGGGCGACGAGTACGACGGCCCCGGCCCCAGCCCCGACAACTTCGCCCGGAGCGCGGCCCACGACCTGATGGTCAACCACCCCCTCGTGAGAAAAGTCTTCGATGCCCTTCCGCTCAACCCGGAGGTCAAAGAGATGGCCCTCGGCGCGGGCACGGGCCATACCGTCAACAAGGCCGTCAATCACCTGAACAACCAGACCAGTCAGATCATCGACACGCTCAGCCCCGGTGCCGGATGGGGAGACCTGATCAAGGACGGCAGCCGCCACGAGGCGATCCTGCCGCTGATCCTTCCGGCCCTGGGTGCCGCCGGTGAGATGCTCGCCGGTGGCGAGGCCGGTGCCGCACTGGCCGGTGCCGCCGGTCGCGCCGGTGCCGGTGCCGCCGCCCGTGGTCTGGCCCACGGTGCCGAGGACGCGGTCGACAACTTTAACACCGGAGGCCCCAACGGGGGGTGGGGCGATCTGGTCAAGGACGGCTCGTACCGTCCCGCCGGTCTGAGCGACCGGTACATCGACCTGACCGCGTCGGTCGACTACCACAACGATCCGGTCGCCCAGTTCCGCCACGACCCGGATGCCTACATCAACCGGATCGGCCAGATCATGGACGAGGGGCTGAACCCCCGGTTCGCCGAGTACATGGATTTGGTTGAGGCCGATAGCGGCATCCGCACCGCCGCCTGGAAGGATGTCCGCAAGAAGGCGATGCGCCTCAAGCGCGAGGGCCATGTCACGGTCAAGGACATCGCCCCGACCCGGATCATGGCCTCGGTGGTCGGCGACCACGGCACCTACGACGTGCTGATCCTCAAGGGTGCCAGCTTCGGTGGCCTCAACGAGGGCAACCCCGGACACTCCATCGCCAACTGGCACTGCGGCTGCGAGTGGGGCAAGTGGGCGTTCCGGCGCAAGTTCTCCTACGTCGGTCGGCTGTGCTCGCACGCCTACGCCTCGTATCTGACGATGCAGTCGGCGGCACTGAAGGGCAAGCCCCGCCAGCAGAGGCGGGTCAAGGAGAAGGCCCCGGCCCGGTCGCTGCCGTTCCTGCACGTCAAACGCGCCGATGCCCTGCAGAACGGCACCGAGCGTCTGACCCCGGACATGGTGGTCAACGACACCGACGACGCACAGATGTTCGTCGATGTCACCAAGGACGAGCGTAAGGATGTCGGCCCCGATGACGTGGTCTCGGAGAAGGACATCGTCCACTTCGCCCGCCTGATGCGGCACTGCGAGGTCACCGAGCAGCCCTATCCGCGTCAGCTGGTGGCGTTCCTGGCCCGCTACGCCAAAGAATCCGACGACACCCAGAAGGATTGGGAAGCACCCCACACCGAGGACGCGGAACCGGCACTGAACAAGCTCCGCAATTTCGCCGACGGCAAGCAGTCCGGCGACTTCGGCGACATGGCCGACCGCGTGCACCGGATTCAGGACGCGGTCGAGGACGCGCGCGACAACGGGGTCGATGCCTCGCAGTTCGTCGCGGCGGTGCGCAGGCTGGCCGCACCGACTGTGCCCGGCCCCAACACCGAAGTCCTTAACACTGGCCCCAACGACGGGCTTAGGCACACCGTGGTCGAGCCGAAGGCGGCCCCGCTGGCGGGCGGCAACACCGAAGTCCTTAACACTGGCCCCAACGACGGGCTTAGGCACACCGTGGTCGAGCCAGGTCAAGAGGGCGGCCAAAAGACCTTTAATGACGCCTCCGGCGCGGCAGGTCAGCGCAGTGGCGATCAGTTGACTATTAACCGCACCGGCCTGCCCAGCAACGAGCGCAGCGATGCGCAGAAAGCGATCAACCGCACCAACATCGACACCAATACATTCGACCCGGCAGGATACCCTGTTCCCGCCGGTGCTCCAAAGCCGGGTGAGAACGGTTTTGCCGGGCTTAACCCCACCACTCCCGGCTCCGGTTCGCAAAGCCAGTCGCCGACCAGCAAGGGAACCTCGTCGGGCACCCCTTCCACCGCCCCCGGTAGCGCGCAGAACGTGGGCCTGTCGGGTACCGGCGGTGGCGGTGTCGGTGGCGGCGGTGCCATGACCTCCGGCCCGGTCTCTGACGGCGGCAAGGCCGGTGCCGAGAACGGCAACAACTCGGCCATCGGCGCGGGCCAGCTCGACAAGGACGGCTACTACACCGTCCAGAAGGGCGACACCCTTTCCGATATCGCGCAGCGTTCCTACGGCGACATGAACAAGTACCAGGACATCGCCAAGGGCAACAACATCTCCAACCCCGACGTGATCAACGAGGGCCAGCGGATCAAGATCGACAACCCGACCGGTAACGGCGGGATGTCCGGTGATGTCACCAATCCGGGCGGTTCATCGAAGGCGATGGCAGGCCCGGCGGCGGCGACCACCGACGCGATAGCCCCTCCGGCCAACCCGGCGGGTAACACCCCCGGCGACACCAGCGGCTCTTCCGGAACCGGTTCGGGCACGCTCCAGGGTGGCCAGAGCGTCACCGATCCGGGTCTGACCCCGGCACCGGCTACGCAACCGGCCCAGGCCCCGGCGGCTCCGCTGGCGGCAGAGGCGGGTGGCGCGATCAAGCCCCAGTCGTCTCGTCAGCGGTGGGCGGCACCTAGTGCCACCAACCAGTCCAACACGTCCGACCCCAACCAGTCCCCCGAGAACACGACCTCGACAAGCACGACCGCCAAGCCGGGAGCGTCGACCGCGACCAAGCCGTCCAAGCCGGGCGGCACCACGCCGACCTCGCCGACTTCGCTGCCGACCGCCCAGCCGGGTGGAACCAACACCAGCGGTGCCGGAACCGGAACCGGGGTCGCCAAGACCCCCCAGGTCGGCCCCAGCCAGTCCAGCGACACCTACGACCCTAACGATCCGGCCCAGAGCCAGCAGCAGAGGCAGCAGGGCACCGGCGGAAGCGGTTTCGACACCCCGAGCAGCGGTGGCGGTTTTGGCGGTTCGGATGCGTTGAGCACCGGGATCGGTGCGGCGGGCGATATCGCCTCGGGCCTGGGTAATGCTCTGCCCGGTATCGCGCAGGGTGTCTCCAGCGCGCTGCCCGGCATGGCCTCGGGGATCGGTAGCGCGATCAGCGGTATCGCCTCGGGCCTGGGCGGCATCCTCGGCTCGGCTTCGGCCTCGTCGTCGATCTTCGCCTCACGCGAGGACTTCGACGACTGGGCGCGGTACGCCTACCCCGAGGTCGGCGACAAGGACAGCGACTTCGAGCCGCACGCCCACCCGTTCGCGGGTTCCGGGTACCCCGGCCCGCTGGAGATCGGCACCTCCGAGGAGTACGCCGACAAGGCCCGCGCCAAGCACGACGACGTGACCGATCTCGGTGACGACCCGCTGTCGACCCCGATGGGCGAGTGGCAGCGTCAGTCGTCGCTCGATGTCGACGACGACGGCCCCTACCGCGAGGCCAGCTACGACGGCTACGCCACCGACGACGCGAGCGACATCGTCCGCTCGTTCCAGGCCAACCTCGACGGCACCGCTCTCGGTGCCGGTGCCGGTGGAGGCGGCGGTCGTTACGACGACATCGCGTCCGCCGCACAGGGTTTCCTGCGCACCGCTGGACGGAACTACTCGCTCTCAGAGCAGTCGGAACTGATCCGCGAAGGCGATAAGGGCGGGGCACGCAACCTCGACTCCCTGGACCTGACCGGTACCCACTACGAGGATATGCACACCCTCGGCTGGTGAGCAGGAGGACTGAGTGAGCACCCGGCACATCGCCGCCGAGACCGCTCGGCTGCACGACCTGACCCCCGAGGGGGCCTCTGGTGGTGCGTCCAAGAGGTTCCGGCAGAAGCTGGCCTCCGATGGGTTCACCGTCGATGAGGGCTTCCGGCTCAAGCCCGGCTACCTGTACACGGTGGTCCGGGCGATCAGTGCACGGGTCAACCAGAACTACGACGGCTGGCCGTCGGAGGAGCTGAAGAAGTCCTACAAGACCTTCATCGGTAAGCCCTGCTTCGTCAACCATGAGAACCACGACCCGACCAAGGCCCGTGGTGTGGTCGTCGCGTCCCGGTATGTCGAGAACGGGATGGACAAGTACGTCGAGGTCGTGCAGGAGATCGACGCGGGCCGCTTCCCGAAGCTGGCCCACGAGATCAAGACCGGCGGTCTGGACAGCGTCTCGATGGGCGCGGAGGCCGGATTCACGATCTGCTCGTACTGCAAGAACAAGGCGACCGATCTGCACGACATGTGCGATCACGTCAAGAACCACAAGGGCAAGACCCTCACCAAGTTCGACCGGCGCACCGGCAAGAAGGAAGACATCTTGGTCTTCGAGTCGTGCCACAAGATCAGCTTCTTCGAACTGTCGTATGTGTTCGAGCCTGCCGACGAGACCGCCGTCGCCTCCAAGGTCGTGGTGGCAGCCAAGGAGGTCAGAGTCGACGACCACGGCGACGACGAGTACGACCCCACCAAAGACCCCCACTCCTTCGAGTACCAAGACCCCGATTCCCCGCTAGGGTACTGCAAGGACTGCGACGGCGAACTAGGTGACCGAGGCGTCTCGATGCCGGTACATGACCTGCATGGTGACATGTTTTGCAAAGACTGCGCCGAAGATCGCAAGCATCAGAACGTCGAAGACGAGATGAACATCTACAAGGGTTGGAATCCGGACGACAGTCCCGGCCCCGACGATCCTCGCATCAAAGGTGCCTCCCGCCGCACCGCCACCGACGACCTCGCCGTCCCGGCCCACCCCGGTGCCCCCACGATCCCGCAGAGCGTCATCGACTCGACTCCGGTGGTCAACCTGTCCCCGGCCACCGAGCTGACCGGCTACGAGGCACCGGGGGTCAAGCAGTCGGGCAAGTACACCAAGGAAGACTTCGCCGCCGCCGGTGGCAAGAAGCCGTGGGAGTCCGCCGACTCCGATGCCGAGGATGCCGCCGCCATCGAGATCGAGGCGATGCTCCAGACCGCCGCCCCGAAGGTCAACCCGCAAAACACCCAGAGGACTCAACGCCCCGGCACGATGGGAACCTACAGCAAGGCCCATTCCTATTTCGATCAGGTGGGCGCACCCGGTGAGGGTAAAGAGGGCGTGCTCGACTACGGTGCCGGTCTGGGTCACAGCGCACAGTTCGGTCACACCTACGAGCCGTACCCGCGCGCGGATCGCGACTTCACGCCGACCTACGTCAAACCCGAGGACGTGCCCAAGGGTGCGTTCAATCGGGTCACCAACCTCAACGTGCTCAACGTGGTTCCGCCGCAGACGCGGCACAAGATCGTGCGCGGTATCGGCGAGGCGATGGCACCCGGTGGCCACGCGATCATCACCACCCGCGACCACAACGACGTGCGAAGCACCAAGAACGCGGTGTCTGCCGAGGACGAGTTCAACGACCCCGGAGCAATCCGGGTCAACCCCGGCACCGACGACGAGACGTACCAGAAGGGTTTCAGCCGACAAGAGCTGGCCGACTACGTTCAGAAGGTTTTGGGCCGGGGATACTCTGTCGCCCCGGTCGGCATCGGCCCCGCCGGTGTCCATGTCATCAAGCAGGGCGCGAGGAGCGATGCTGTGAAAAAGATTGCGCGGCAACGCGCTTTGCGCCTGGCCTTCGGTGAGACCGAGGCCCCGATGGCCGTCGACACCCTGCGCGAGGAGGGCAGCGCGCCCGAGGACGACGACAACGACTTCGAGCGGTATGTCGATCCGCCGGACGACCTGAAAACCCCCGACCTGTCGGAGGCCGGTCAGGTCGACCGGGAGCAGGAAGCAGCTGGCGCGACCACCGACCAGATGGGTGGCGTTCCCGGTGCCGCCGAGCAGCAGCCTGGCGTGCCGCAGGCACCACAGCAGCAGTTCATGACCCTGCAGATTCCGATCCCCGACGGTGCGCCCCAGGTGCCGCAGCAGGCCGCACCCCCGCAGATGGCGCAGCCCCCGATGCCCGAGGAAGACCCTGCCGCGCAACCCCCGCAGCAGATCGCCGCGTCCCTGTTGGACTACTTCGATGGCTATTACGGTCGTCGGGTCGCCAACTGGATGGACGCTATAGAAGCCCGACGGGATATGAATCCCGCCGAAGCCGCCGACTACCGACGGCAACTAGGAAAACTCTCGACCCTGGAAAACGGACGAGAACATTCAACAACCAATAGGAACCCCACGAAAGGAACCGCCAAGATGGCACGCAGCAATATCGCCAACCGCAATAAGGTGGCGACCGCCGGGCGGCGACAGCATTTTGCTGAAGGCCCGCTCGTGGACGGTGGCGACCGTAGTCGTAACGACCAGGGTGAGCAGGAAGAGGCTTTCATCAGCCAGACCCCGCCCGAGGCCAACGGCGACTACCCCACCGACGACACCGTCAACATCTCCAACACCGAGCACAACCTGGTCGCCCGCGTTCAGCACGGTCGCGCCCAGCTGCTCCGCGATGCCCAGCAGCTCGCGTCGCTGCGCCAGCGTCGCGCCTTCGACGAGGCCGGTGGCCCGACCGCCGAGGTCGTCGACCCGACCGTCAACACCGGCCCCGAGGGCGAGGCCCTGACCGGCACCGGTTTCGTTTCGGCTGACCCCAACGAGGGTGTCGTTCCGACCAACCCGAAGGATGCCTCGCTGCGCGCCTTCCAGGCGTTCGACGGCTGGCTGTCGGCCAAGACCGGCAAGTCCTCGCGCCGCCACTCCGAAGCCACCATCAAGAAGGCTGCCGCCGCGTTCTCCCGTGAGGCCGGTATCAGCCCGCAGGCCCTGTTCCCTGCCCTGGGGATCGTCCTGCGTGAAGCCCGCAAAAACGACAAGACCGCTAATACCAAGGGAGCCAAGATGCGGAAGCGTTCCAACGAGTCGCTGGAGGTCGCAGCACCGGATGGCCGTGTCGATGTCGAGGCCCCGGTGTCGAACACCACGAGTGCTGAAGCACAGGCCTCGCAGTTCGACCTCCATGACTTCGGCAACAACGCCGGAGACAACGTCGCCAAGCCCGATCTGAGCACCGATCAGAACTGGGCACCCGGCGAGGCAAGCAAGACCGGTGCCCGTGTCAAGACCGCCGGTGGCCTCCTGGCCATGCGGTGTGCCGAGGGCATGATCGAAGCCGGTCTTGAGCCGAACGACCGCGAGCGGAAGTACGCGCTCGCTGCCGAGTTCGAAAACATGAACCGTGGCCTGATCCAAGATCGGGTCGCGCTTCTGGAAAGGTTTGCCGCTGTGCGTCAGGCAGACCTTCGTAAGGTCGCCAGCGGAGGTTCTCGCGGGGCCGCACGTTCGCCGATCCCGGCGGGCCTCGGTGGTGGAACTCGCACCGCTGCGGCTGGCATGCGGACGGCAGCGCACGACCCCAGCAATGACAGCTCGCTGTTCATCTGATCATCGAGCACAACAACTCTAACGAGAACTGAAAGGAGGAGGAGATGTTTCGTCCGCCGCTTTCCAATCCGGCTCAGAAGCGCACCCTGCGGCCCCTGTATGCAAATCATCAGGCGACCCCGTGGGGCGGCTTCCTCGACCCCGATCTGGATATCGACTTCGACATCCTTCCCGGAACCGTGATGACCCGCCTGTACGGCGAGGTGTTCACCGTCTACACAGGTGCCACCAACAACAGCGTGCCGTTCGGTCTGTCGGCCCTGTTCGTCGCCCCCAAGCTGGGCGTGAACGAGGTCTCGTCGACCGGCACCGGCCTGTTCACCGTGTGGACTGGCGACAGCCAGGCTACCTTCGAGGTGCTGGCCCCGGCGTTTGACACCGAGGCCGATTGGCCGTCGGTCAACAACACCGGCCCGGCGCAAATTCTGCTGACCGCCAACAACAAGGGTCGTCTGACCCCGTTCGGCGCGAACGCCAACAACGCCATCGCCGAGCTGGTTGACATCCCGTCCCCGGACAAGATCGTCATCCGCCTCAACCGAGTCGCGCAGGGAGGTAACGATTAATATGAGTCTCCCAGTAGCAGCAGGAAGCGGCTTGGGCCGCTTCGCCCGCTCGTCCGAGGACTATGTCTCGGACATCGTTTCCGCCAAGCGTCGTCTCGGTGGCCGCAAGCTGTCGGCCCGCGAGAAGCAGGCCAAGCTCGCTCACATCCTGAGCGACAAGGTCGGCGGCATCCAGCGGCTCGGCCAGTCGATGATCGGCCCGATCCAGCTCCAGCTCCGTTACCAGGGCATCCTGCGTAACGTCCTTCTGGAGGACACCCTGACTCCGGGTGTGCCGATCTACTACGACGTGCTCGATGACCTGGGGCGTGCCTACATGCTCCACGGCAACGAGGGCGAGATCAAGATCACGCCGTTCGAAGGCAAGCGCGTCGAGGTGCAGCTGTTCCGCATCGCCTCGTTCCCGCAGATCAAGAAGGAAGACCTGTACTACCTCCGCAGCAACATCGTGGAGTACACGCAGGACATGACCAAGCAGGCCATCATGCGTCAAGAGGACTCGCGCCTCATCACGCTGCTGGAAGCTGCCGCCGTGTCCTACCGTTCGGTCGACACTTCTTCGGTTCCCGGCTCGGGTGCCCTGCCCAACGAGATCACCGTCGCGGGTAACTACCTGCAGCCGGATGACCTCTACACGGCGGTCACCTACACCGACCAGCGTCAGTTGGACAGCTCGCGTTTGCTGTGCAACCCGCAGGAGTACCGCGACTTCTACCGGTGGGACATCAACACCACCGGTTGGGCGTTCAAGGACTCGGTCGTTGCTGGCGAGCGTATCGTCCAGTTCGGTGAGTTCCAGATCGGCAAGTCCATCATCATCCCGCGTGGCACGACCTACCTGACCCCCGACCCCGAGTTCCTCGGTGTCTTCCCGGTCATGTACTCCCTCGATGTCGAGGAGAACAACCAGGTCGCACAGTTCCACAAGGGCTGGGTCATGGACGAGTTGGTCGGCATGGCCGTCCTCAACCCCAGGGGCATTGTAATTTTACGGAAGGCGTGAAAAGCCTAAATGCCCAGTAAGACACACAGATTACCCCCGCCTTCGGGCGGGGGTTTTCTGTTATGCTTTAGTCATGTCAAAAAAGGCCTATCATAGAACCCACTGCAAAGTGTGTGGTGACGAGATCACCGACGGCACTCAATTCTCGACCTGTGAGCAGCATCGGCGGGGATGGAACAAGCGCGAACTGGCAACCTGCCCTTGTGGCCTGCCCGCCGAGAACATTCGGTCGAAGTATTGCGGCGAGGTCTGCCGCAATAAGTGGGGCATCAAGCCGCCGGTCAAGATGATCACCCATACCTGCATCGGGTGCGGCGAAGACTTTGAGCGTCCCCACTACTACCCCGGCAAGAAGAAATACTGCTCCAACAAGTGCAGTCACAAGCAGGTTAAGAAGGTGCGCGACAAGTTCATTGCCGACCTGCCCGAGGGAGCCGTCGTCTTCCACTCCGGCTGGGAGATCAGGTTCTGGGCGGCCTGCCTACGGTTTGACATCCCGATCCGTTCCTACGACGGCCCCGACATCCAAACCCCCGCCGGAAACTACCGCCCCGACTTCATCGTCAACGACGACACTATCGTCGACGTGAAGGGGTGGCTCCGACCGGAGGGCGCGGTCAAGATTGACACCGCTGCCGTTTTGATAATCGACAAGAAAGCCCTGCTGGACTTCGAGCGGGATGGCCGATTTCCCTGTGCCCAACACGCTGACACCCTTGAATAGATAGAGGAGGGACGCACTGGCCATGCGCCCCTGATTGAGTGAAGGCGGGGTGCCGTGTCGTCGAAGTGGGTAGACGTTAACGGTAACTCGTGGCGTTTCTCCAGGGCTACCGGAATTTGGGAGACCCTAAAGAACGGTATCTGGCTGATCGCCCCGCTTCCTTCGGGCGGCCTGACTCGAACCGACATACCTACTTCGTCTGGCGTAGTTGTCGTCGAGACGATGGGGCCGCAGGGCGAACCGGGGCTTCCCGGCTCTCCCGGCCCGCCAGGTGTCAGCGGGGTTTCCATCGAGGAAATCCTGTCCATCGAGTATCAGGACGGTGTCAACAACACCTTCCCGTTATCAAATAGTGCCGATCTCAGTCAGGTTTTCCAAGTTTTTCGTAACGGCCTCTTGGAAGTTCAGGGCCACGGCTACCTGGTGACACCGACACATGTCACCTTCACCACCCCGCCCCTGGACAGCGATGTCCTGACGGTCATCTACCAGAAAGCGCAGTAACACACATGGCACAGACTCAGATTAACGGCGCGACTCAGATTCGTTCTGGGTCGATCACCTCCGACCGGATCGCCTCGGGCACTATCGCCGACGACCGGCTGGAAACTTCGTACATCAAGACAGACGGCAGTCGGGCGTTCACCGGCAACGTCGATCTGGACGGCAACCGGATCACCTACCTGGGAACCCCGACCAGCTCCTCGGACGCGGCGACCAAAGAATACGTCGATGGCCTGATCCAGGGCTTCGACTGGAAGCAGTCGGCGCGTGCGGCCACCACCACCACCGGCACCCTGTCCTCGGCCTTCGCCAACGGTTCGGTCATCGACGGGGTCACCCTGGCCACCGGCGACCGCATCCTGGTCAAGGATCAGACCAACGCCACCGAGAACGGCATCTACGTCGTCAACGCCTCGGGTGCCCCGACCCGGTCGGAGGACGCGAACGCCGATGCCGACTTCACCTCCGGTCTGACCATCTTCATCTCCGAGGGCAACACCTACGGCAACAGCTCGTGGTCAATCGTCACCTATGACCCGATCCAGGTCGGCACCTCCAACGTGGTGTTCAACCAGGTCGCCGGTGGCTCGCTGTACAAGGCGGGCGCGGGCCTGGCCCTGGACGGCTCGACGTTCAACGTCGGTGCCGCCGACGACTCGATCCAGGTCAATGTCGACAGCATTCAGGTCAAGCTGTCCGAGGACGGCTCGCTCGGTGTTAATGCCAGCGACGGCCTGCACGTCACCTGGGGCACCGGCGGTCAGGTCTACATCGCCAACGCCAATGGAGTGCTGACCCCGACCACCCTGAGTGGTGACGTGTCCAGCGTGTCCGACACCGGCTCGGTGAGCCTGATTAGCGACATCGCCAGGGTCAGCAACTACGTCAACCGCGAGCAGCCCAGCGGTTCCATCAACGGCACCAACACGGTGTTCGTCGTGCAGTACACGCCGCTGGAAGGTACCGAGTCGGTGTTCCTCAACGGCATCCTGCAGGAGCCGGGTTCGGGCAACGACTACGCCATCTCCAACGACACGATCACCTTCGCCGATGCCCCGGTGTCGGGCGACCGGATTCGGGTGACCTACTTCAAGTAGCGTCCCCCGGCCCCGTAGTCGAACCCCGAGAGTGAGGACAGCATGGCCCGGACAGAGGTAACCGGCAAGCAGATCAAGGACAAGTCGGTC